CCTCTTTCTCGACGAATTCGCGTTCGTGCCAAATCACGTCGCTGATTCCTTCTTTGCATCTGTTTATCCTACTATTACTTCTGGTAAAAGCACAAAAGTCATCATAGTTTCAACACCACATGGTATGAACCATTTCTACCGTATGTGGCATGATGCGGAAAGAAGACAGAATGAATATGTTCCAACCGATGTTCATTGGTCAGAAGTTCCGGGTAGAGATGATAAGTGGAAAGCGACGACAATTGCTAACACATCAGAAGCACAATTTAAAGTTGAGTTTGAGTGTGAATTCCTGGGATCAGTTGATACGTTGATTGCACCTAGTAAATTAAGATCACTGGTTTATGAAAATCCAATTAAGCGAAATGCAGGATTGGATATCTATGAATTACCAAAAGAAAACCATGATTATGTAGTTACAGTTGATGTAGCAAGAGGAGTTGGTGCAGATTACTCTGCATTTATCTGTGTAGATATTACGGAGTTTCCTCACAAAGTTGTTGCAAAATATAGGAATAATGAAATTAAACCTATGTTGTTTCCTAATATTATCTATGAAGTAGCAAAAAATTACAATGGTGCTTACATTTTATGCGAGGTGAATGATATTGGAGATCAGGTTGCATCAATCATTCAATATGATCTTGAGTATCAGAACTTACTAATGTGCTCGATGAGAGGTCGTGCTGGTCAGATTGTTGGTCAAGGATTTTCTGGTAAGAAGACACAATTGGGTGTTAAGATGTCTAAGACAGTGAAGAAGGTTGGTTCACTTAATTTAAAAACTTTAATAGAAGAGAATAAACTAATTTTCTGTGACTATGAGATTATCTCCGAGTTGACCACATTTATTTCAAAGAGTAATTCTTTTGAAGCAGAGGAGGGTTGTAATGATGACTTAGCGATGTGTCTTGTCATTTATGCTTGGTTGGTCCAGATGGACTACTTCAAAGAACTGACTGATCAGGATGTTCGTAAGAGATTATATGAGGAACAGAAAAATCAAATCGAACAAGACATGGCACCGTTTGGATTTATGTCTGATGGATTAGATGATGAAAGTTTTACCGACGATGAAGGGGACAGATGGTTTAAGGCAGATGAATATGGAGATAGATCTTTTATGTGGGAATATCTCTCATAATGGATGAAGATCAACCAATAAAGTTAGACATATCTCTTTGTTTTCAGATTGAAGATGTTAAGATGCAGTATGCTGCTATGGAAAAATATATGAAAGGTATGGATAAAGTAAGTTGGGAATATCTCCACGCAGAAAAAATAAAAACGGAGTTATATAGAGTAATAGCACATCACAAATTCCACTACGAGAAGGAGGAAGATGGACTTTGATGGACAAATCAAACTCGGACACCTTCTCTTGCAAGACAGGAAATGTAGAACATGTGGTGAGATAAAAAATTTGATTGAAGGATTTTATAGAACAAGAAAAGATAGAGGTCCAGTGGCATCATCTTATTCATATGAGTGTAAAGACTGCACAATTAAGAGAATGATAAAAAATAAAAAATCAAATAACATGTGGGAATATCCAGATTGGTAGTTCACGTCATGTTTCCCCCCTGAAAAGTGACTTTTTGATAAATATTTTCAGATAAACTGAGACACGGAGAACAAAACATGGCGACTCCTCAATTATCTCCTGGAGTATTGGTAAGGGAGGTTGACCTAACTGTAGGAAGAGCTGATAACGTATTAGATAATATTGGCGCAATCGCTGGTCCTTTTAGAATCGGACCCGTCGAAGAAGCAATTGACATCAGCACAGAGCAAGAGTTAATTAACACTTTCGGCAAACCACTGTCTACTGACACCCAGTATGAATACTGGATGAGTGCTTCTAACTTCCTATCTTATGGTGGTGTCCTAAAGGTAGTAAGAACTGCAAATACAAACTTAAGAAACGCAAACGCTGGTGTTGGTATTGCATCAACATCTTCACTGAAAGTCTACAACTATGATGACTATCAGAACAACCATACCACTGATGCATCTTTCACATATGCTGCTAAGAACCCTGGTTCCTGGGCAGATCAACTGAAAGTTTGCTACATCGATGATGCTGCTGATCAAATTATTGGTATTAACACAACTAGTCTCGCAACTGCAGGTTTCTCAATCGGATTTGGTGTTACTGCTGCGATCAGTGCGGTACAACCTGGTATTGGAACCACGGGAATCTTTACCGGGGCACTCAAAGGTATCATCACTGGTGTTAACACCTCAAGCACAGCTTCACTCAGCACGATTGAAGTTAAGATTGTTTCTCAGGTCTCCTCTGCAGGAACTGAAACAAGAATTACTTATGCTGAAGGTAATGGACTTAAGTCTTTTGACGGAAGTGACGCAATCTTCCCTGTCAATGCTGGTGTAAATACCGGATCTGGAGCAGATGGTGCTAAGTCCTTTACTCCTGTTTCTCTCTCAATCAAAGACTGGTATGATGAACAAACTTTAGGTCTTGATAACCAGACTATTTTCTGGAAGACTTTAGCACCTAAACCCACAACTAACGTCTATGTATCTGATAGACAAGGTTATAACGATGCAATTCACGTCGTTGTTGCTGATGACACCGGTACAGT